TCAGTCCTCCTGGTCTATTGGAAAAGCGAAGCGCGCTACAATTCGCCGCCGCCATGGCTCCGAGAGCGAGGTCTCGACGACTCCGCATCCGACATAGGCATGCACGAACGTCGGTCCGGACCCGTTTCGACTAAGAATGCCAAGATGCTTTGCCACACACCCATCGCGCATTCGGAACAGGGCGACTTGCCCAATCTCACTTGCGGCGATCGTGGGTATTGGGATCAGCCACCGCTCTGCCGCCCGCCACAAACCCTCATCACGCTGCGGTTCATTCCAGTCAACTGAGTATGGAGGAATGGTTTCCGGCTCAATGCCGATCACCTCTCGCCAGACGCCACGTATCAGTCCGAGGCAATCCGTTCCCGCTCCCCGCACTGCGGCCTGATGCATATAGGGTGTCCCGATCCAGGTCCTTGCTACGTTGATTACCCGGTTCATCTACGGCCTCCATCATTGCGCCCATTTTGAACCGGATAGGCCGTCAGCCAATCGTCTCCGGGGATATCCGCGAACCCACGAAAGTTCAGGAGGTTGCCGAACTTGGTCGCGCACGTACTCCGTAGCTTATCGCAACCAGCTTCCAGGCGTACGCGATCCCCCGGAACCAGCGGAGCCCGCAAGCTTGCCCACAACTCGATTAGACGTCCCCCCTCCCTAACGCGATCCACTTTCACCCGCTCCTGCAATCCGGCGGCTTCACCGCTCAATACCAGAAGCCGTCCCCGTTCAAACCAGCGGGGAACATAACGTTCCAAGCTCTCAATCGTCAGAATTACATCGTCATCGACTGTCAGGATTTCCGCTTCCGCGACAAAGGCCGGGCCCATCGCCACGCCACACCGTACATCGCCGAGGATAGCATCGCACCTCGCCTGCAGGACGCGTCCCGAAGGAACATTTAGATCCTCGGCAAGGCCCCGCAGGTCGGCTTCAAAGCGTCCGTTGCCCCAATTAATCTCGCCGAGCGAACCCCTGAAGGTCAACTCGCGTGTTTCAGGGTCCGCCCAGTTCACCAGCCAGATGTCCACCCGCGCCGCATCCCAGCGGCCCGCCGTGATATCTTCATCCCCAATTCCCTCATGGGAAAGCGCGCCTGAGGCCCCGAAGCTGTCTACTGATAGGCCCGTCGAACGGACGAGTGCACCTGCGTTCAAACCCGATGACGGCGCACACTGGACGCCGTCGATAACTAGCATTTCATCGTGATCTGTGAACCCCAGCACGACGCCGTCCTTGCGCCGGAGAACCCAGGCCCGGCACACCGTAGACGCGCCTTGCTCCATATGCGCCTGAAGACGGTTCACAACCGGATCTCCACCACCGGCACATCCGGAATTTCACCCGCCTCGAACCCCGCTAACGACACCATGATGGCATCTGTATCGAATCTGACAGGTACGTCGAAGGCGAAGCCGGCAGTAACCACTACCCCTTCGTCAGGCGGCATCCCGAAGGTCAATTTGCCGGTGGTCGGATCGACCTGCCAACCTTCGGGCTTCTCATCATCGCCTAGGGCGACGCGCACCGATCCCGTCACAGGTTTGCGAATAGGGCGGACATATCCCTCGAACCCCGAGCGGTATTCCTTAGTCAGTTCGAAAGAGATCGTCTCGCCGTCCCCCGTTCCAATCACCTGATCGAACGCACTTGGCGTTTCCGACGGTCGGCAGGATTTGAAGTCGGCCCAGTCTTTCCATCGAAAGCCGTGAAGCCGACCGCGCCGGGCTTCAAAGAACGCCACCACCTCATGCACGTCGTCAATCGAACGGAGGGACACTCCGGCGTCATATCGCCTGCGCGAATGAGCCCAAGGCGTGTTCCGCTCCTCGTGGCCCGATGCCAATTCGACCACTTCCGTAAGTCGCTCGGGTCCGCCCACCGATCCGAGCGACAGGCGTTCGGGAAACCTGATCTCGTGAAACGACATGTGCCTTGCTCCCTCAATGATTGCGCGATCCGCGCGCCAACGCCCGCTGCATTTCGGCCGCCACTTGGCTGCGCGACTTGCGGAATCCCGCGACGTCCTGCGTTTGAATGTTCATGGTAACGTGGACGTTGCCCCTCCCGCCGCCAGGCGCGGCCACGCCGAGCTTGCCATCAGGACCCCTTCGCAGGGGCATGATTGCCTCAGGCCCCGCCTCGCCCATCAAGCCGGTCGCGCCGCGCATGGGAAACGTCACAGGCCCGGATACCACGCCGCCCGTAGCAAACGGCATCACCCTGCCCTGGGCGAAAGGCGCTCCGTCGGCAAAGGGCAAAACCGCTTGCAATCCCTTCGAAAGAAGTCCACCCACCGCGCCTGTGACGGGCTTCATCGCTGCATTGTAGGCCGAGTTCACCATCGACGAGGCTAGCCGGGACAGCGAGTCTGATAGCTTCATTCCGTCAAGGGCGACCCCATCGAATGCGCGCTTGAGCGAGCCCCCGAATGAGCGTGAGAGACCCTCGATCCCGCCCGACGTCCTCAGCACCTGTCCCTCCAGCGCGCCCAACTCGCGCGTGAACTGCGACACGAGCGCTTCGCTTTCGCCAAATCGCGCCTCCAACGCGTCTAGGCTCTGCTCGAATCCATCATCATCCATTGCTCTTCTCCATCTTGTCCGGGAACCGGGCGGCCAGCGCCTCCAGCCCCGCCCGGTCCATGGGGGCCCGCCCGCCCTCCTGGCCAAGCAGAAAGGCCAGCTCCGCAGGCGTCAGTCGCCAGAACTCCTCGGGCCGCAACCCGAGGCTCCGCATTCCCGCCGCCATCAATGCGGGCCAGTCAAAGCCAACCGTCATGGCCGGACCGGCATGGCGAAAGCTCGACCCAGCAGAAGCGCTGCAACCCGCGCCGCTTCCACCGGGCCTCCATCGATCTCGGCATTGGCGAGATCGCCGATAGACCCCATCCAGCCGCCGCCTCGCAGGCCGGACACCAACACCGCGATCACGTCGCGCGCGCGAAAGCCTCCGGTCTCGAACCGCTCGACAAGCGCCACCAAGCTGTCGGCCTCGAGCGCCGCCTCGAGTTCGGCCAGGGCCCCGAGCGTCAGCCGGCAGACACGTCGCTCGCCGGCAATGCCCAGCACGGCCTCCCCGGCCCACGGATTCCCGCCCATCAGACCGGTGCGAAGCTCAAGGCGCCCGCCGATGCCAACGCGATCTCGTAGGTTGCCTCACCGTCATGCGTGCCCGCATATTCCAGCGATGTGATCTGGAACGGCCCCTGTACGACGCCAAAATCGGGCACGATCACTTGGCAATTCGGCACCTCGCCATCGAAAAAGAGCTGCCGTGCCCGTGCATCCGTCTCCGCGTCGCGAAACACCCCCGAGCCCGAAATCTGCGCCGACTTCACACCCGAGCCCAAAAGCTCGCGCCATCCGCCTGCGCTCGCGGTTGAGGTTACATCCAGAGACCCGGCATTGAACGAGAGCCGGCTCGCTCGAAGCCCGGCCAGCGTCACGAACATGCCCGTTCCATCCATGTCGACCTTCACCAGAAGGTCCCTGCCTGCCTGAACACCCATCACGCCATCCCTTCTTTTGCTTCATCAACTCGCGCACGGAACCACAGGTCGATCCTGCGCGTGCCCTCGCCCTCGTCCCGCCGCGCCTTCGCCTTGAGGAACCGCAACGACACCATCCGGCCCCGCGTCATGGGAAGCGGTGCTTCCAATACCTCAGAAACTCGCACGGCCGCGCGCTTGGCCGCCACGAACCCGTCGCCGGCCGTCACCACGCTGACGCGGAGGTCGTGCACCGCGCCGGAGCCGCTCACGTCGCTGCGCCCCCGGACATCCTCTGGGCCGAGGGCCACGAACAGGTCCGGCGCCGCCCGTGGCACCGCATCGAACACCCCACCCACAAGCGCGTCCAGAACGGCATCCGCCGACAGCGCCCCATAGACCGCCATCTGCAGGCTTTCGCCCATCGCATAGGTCATGCGGACACCTCCTCGGCGGCGAGCACGACCAAAGTGCGCCCTTCCCCCTCATGCACCGCGGACACACCGTAAACACGCAAACCATCGCGCAGCCGGTCGCCCCGGCGAACCCGAACCGGATGGCCCTCCGGCACCTCCGCCGTTGTAATCCGAAGCCGGAGGCGCGGCGTCTCGCCAAACTCGGTGTCCCGCATGGAACCGGACCGCATCCGCACTGCGGCCCAGATCGCTCCCACCTCGGCCCAGGTCTCGGACCACCCCCCGCCGCCATCCGTGACGGCCGTCGCCCGCTCCAGAAGAAGGCGGCGGGAGAACGCGGGCCTCACCGGCCACCCCCAAGCCGCCTCATGCGGTACGGCGCCAGCAATCGGTCCATGACACTGTCGAACCGCTGCGCTCCGATCTCGCCTGCCTCACAATCGAGGATCACTGCCTCCCGCAGATCCGCCGGAATATCAGGCCAAGGACCGTATCCCGCCTGCACCACGACCCGAGCCTGCCACCCGACACGGAGGGGACGAGACAACACGACTGCACCGTCGACCAGGCGCGCGCCGATCTCCACCGCGAATCCCTGCCCCCGGTCGATCTCGACGGACAGAAGCGAAGCAACCGGTCGCACGGGCAAGGCCATGCGGATCCCTCCTTCAACAGCGCCGCCCAGCACCATCCGCCGGCGCAGCAAAGCGCTGCCCAGTCGCGCCTCGACGGCTGTCATCGCTGCGGACAAGCGATGCTCAAGACGGATCACCGCGTCGGGGATCGTCTCCCACCCAGTCGGCATTCCCAACCGTGCCGCCAGTTCCGCAAGCGGCAACCCAGCCTCCTTCACGGCCTCGCTCTCGAGAACCTTCAACGTCATCGCGCCGCCTCCGAACATTCGAGTAAAAGAGAAAACGGGGCCGGCCGCGCGCCACGTGCGGACCAGGCCGGATGCGCAGCCGCCCCCGTCACCCCCGCGCGGCCCACAGGCCGCCGCAGGGGCTTTCAGTCCATCAGGACCCGATCCGAAGAAGCTTGATCGCCGCGAAGTCCGTCACGTCCCCACCGACACGCTTGGTCGCATAGAACAACACGTGGGGTTTGGCGCTGAACGGATCGCGCAGGACGCGCAGGTCCGGACGCTCGGCGATCGTGTAGCCCGCGCCGAAATCGCCGAAGGCGATGGGCGTGGCATCGGCTCCGACGTCCGGCATGTCCTCGCAGATCAGCACCGGGTAGCCCAGAAGACGCGCCGGCTGGCCGGCGGCCAAGCTGTCGGTCCAGACGAAGCGTCCGTCGGTGTCCTTCATCTTCCGAACCGCGCCGACCGTCTTGGAATTCATGACGAAAGTGCCATTCGCCCGGTACTTCGCACCCAGCGCGTAGACCAGCTCGATCAGTGCCTCCGACGGGTTGTTGCCGTCGAAGTCGGTCGCATTGCCCGAAGCGACCGTGCCCAGGCTGCCCCAGGTCCATGCGCTGTTCGCCACTGTGGGGTGGGTCAGGAAGCCGCGGGGCTTGTCCTTCCCGTCGCCCATCACGAAGGCCGCGGCCTCGGAGCTTGCGAACTTGTCGGCGATGCGTCCTGCCAGCCAGCCCTCGATGTCGAAGGCCGCGTCATCCAGAAGGCGTTGGCTGGCCTTGGGCATGGCCGACAGCTCGCACAGAGCGATCGAGATACGCTCGAACTCCGGCGCATCCGTCTCCGCCACCATTCCGTTCTCCGTAGCCCAGCCCGCGCCGAGCTCGGAGCGGTCGACGAGGACGTCGTAGGACGTCGCCTCGACGTTCACGACGTTGGCCACGGCGCGGATGGATGCCGCGCCCCGAAGAACGGATTTCACCGTCTCGGCGGTCTGCGGATCGACGAGGTAGCCGCCCTCTGCGCTGACGGCCGTGGACATGCCCTTGCCCTGAAGGTGCAGGCCGCGCAGACCCTCGTCGTCGCCCGCGCGCAGATAGGCGTCCATCGCCTTGAGGTGGGGGGCCTCCACCGGCTCGGCGGCGGACAGGGGGGGTCGGGAAATGGTACGGGCCATGGATCGGCTCTCCTGCTCTTTCAACTTCGTTTCGATCTCTTCACGGAAGCCCTTGAAGTCGTTGACCAGGCCGGTCAGCGCCTCCGTGACTTCGCCGATGCCGTCATGGCTCATCGGGTTCCTCCTCGGGTGATGGCGGCGCGCTCCCGCGCCAGATCTTCGCGGGCCGCCCTCAGCGCCCGCGCCACATCGCGCATGGGGTCCGACTTGGCCCCCACTCGCGCACTGGGCAGCATCGGGAAGGTCACGAGGGACACTTCCCAGAGCTCCAGTTCCTTCAGGCGCCTGCGCCCCTGTCCGTCCTTCACGGCGCGCCGCACGGCGTAGCCGATCGACAAGCCGTCTAGGGCGCCCGCCGCGATGAGGCTGGCCGCCTCCCGCGCCCGTTCCACGCCGTCGAGAAGGCGGCCCCGAACGCGCAGACCGCGGCCGTCCTCAACCACCTCGTCCCACACACCGATCACCTCTGCGGGGTCGTGCTGCCACAGCATCTTCACCCGCCGCCCCTCGGCTGCGATCCGGGCGAGGCTGTCACAGAAGGCCCCCATCTCGACCACGTCGCCACCCGTGTCTTCGACCCCGAACCAGGACGCGTAGCCCTCGATCCGGCCGCACGCCTCCAGGCGCACAGGGGCTTCCCCATGTGCGAACTTACGCTCCAGCCCCATTGCGGGCCTCCTTCCTGATTGTCCGTCACACCGGCCGGCGGCGGCCGCATCCAAGGCCCATCCCCGGGACCACCCGCTCTTCGCCGCCACCGGCCGCCCTTCCCCGCTGCGGGCCTTCGTCCCCCGCGCCCGCGACCGGGGTTTCCGCATCGCGCTCATCGACGAGCCTTTGCCCTACCGGCTCAGCCTTCGTAGAACTTGGTGAACGTGATCCACAGCGGGTGGCACTGGTGCAGCGCCCAGGCACGCGTCCCCGCGAGATAGCGAACGCCGGGGAGCCGCCACGGTCCCGCGATCTGCCCGCCAACGGGTCTGGTACTCGGCGACAGCTCAGCATCCGGCTCGAAGTTGACGGGCACCCGCCGTTCGCCAACATACCATGCCAATCCCAGGAACCGGCATCTCCGCAGCTTCCGAAAGCGCACTTCGAAGTTCACGCCCTGCAAGTCCGGCTCCTCATTCAGCACCTCCGCCGCCGTCGTCACCGGAAAGATCCGGCTCTCCAGCCACGGGCCCGCCGCAAAGAAGCCCGGGGTCAGCGCCAGTGCGACCCCCAGGACGAGGGCCCCCTTCGTCACCGCCCTAAACATGCGGCAGCCCCGCCCCCAACAGGAACGACATCAACCCGCCCACGATTGCCGCCACGATCAGCCACGCCAACCGTGCGATCAGCCCGTCGATCCGGTCGAGCCGCTTGTCCACCACGTCGAACCGCGCTTCCATCCGCTTCTCCTTCTCTCTGTCGACTGCGCGGTCCAACTCCACCCGCTTGAAGCCGTCCTCCAGCGCGGCCATCCGCGCCTCCGCACGCAGGAATGCCGCCTCCGTGTCCCCGAAGGGCGCATAGAGGAACCGCGAACCGCTCCTCTCCGACGTGCTCACGCGACCACCGGGGCCAAGCCCAGCATCCGCCGCTTCTCCTCGTCCGAAAGAAAGTCCGCGCCTGCGATCCGCGCCCACTCCGCGTCCCGCTCGGCCTGCAGCGCGGGGATCCGGTCCCGGTCCGCCTCCAGCACCAGACGCTCGTCCGCCAGCTCAGACAGCCAATGCGACAGTCCCTCGCAGACTCGTGTCAGAAGCGGCAGCACCGTCAGCCGATAGAACGCCCGGTTCGCCTCCACGTAGTTGGCATAGGTAGCGTCCCCCGGGATCCCCAGCATCATCGGCGGCACACCGAAGGCCGTGGCGATCTCCCGTGCCGCCGCCTCCTTGGTCTTCTGAAACTCCATGTCGCTGGGCGAGAACCCCATCGGCTTCCAGTCCAGCCCCCCGTCCAGAAGCATGGGTCGCCCTGCGTTGCGTGCGCCCTGGTGCTGCGTCTCCATCTCCACGGCCAGGCGGTCGAACTGCTCGGGCGTCAGTTCCGGCCCTCCGTTCACGATCGCCCCTGACGGACGCGCCGCGTTGTCCAGCAGTCCTTTCGACCATCGCGAGGCGGCGTTGTGCACGTCCACCGCGCTCGCCGCCGCTTGCAGGGGCGACAGCCCGTAATGGTCGTCCTGCGGGTGGAAGAGGCGCAGGTGGCACACCGGCGACACCTCGCCCACCGCAAAGCGATGCGTCCGCCCGCCCACGCTGTAGTCGTAGGCCACCGGCCATCCGTCCGCGCCCGGAACCACCGCCATGCGGTCCGACCGAAGCACGTGCAACTCGACCGGCACGCCCGGTCCACCCACCGCCTCGACATAGGCGTTTCCCGTTAGAAGCATCTGACCCAGAAGCGCTTCGAGGAACGCCCCCCGCCCTTGCGCCTGGTTCGGCCGGTTGACCAGATCCACGACCGCATGGACCTCGAACCGCTCCCGCCCATCGCCGCAGACGACCGGCACCGCCGCCCCCGCCTCCGCGATCAGCTTCACCGCTCGGAACCCCACCGGATTGCCCGTGAACCCCGCTCGCGTCAGGGATGCCACGTCGCGGGGCGACCAAACCGCCCGCCCGGCGACGCCCATGGCCGCGATCCGCCCCGTCGCCGACGCCTTCGCCTCGACCGCCGGGGCCACCTTCTTACCAAGTCCGAACATGCCCGGTCCCTTTCGCCATTCGCCCAAAGAAAAGGGCCCCGAGGGGCCCGTCCGTTCACCAAACCGCCACCCACTGGTCCGAGCGTCTCCACTGCATCCGACCCGCGAAGCGCGATGCGTCGCGCCTCACAACATCACGACGCGGGGCCCCCGCTGCGCCCGCTCCGGGTCGAGCATCCCCTCCCAGAGGGCCCAAACCAGCGCGTCCACCCGATCCGGCGATCCCCGACCGGCATATCCGGTCCGACCCATTCGGCACATCTGGTCCTCAAGCGCGCCGAGGCCCCGCACGTGCCGCACGCGCTTCTGCTCGTACAAGGCGGCGACCGGCTCCGCCCGCGCGCCCTTCGCCTTGCGCGCCGAAACCTTCCGATAGCTCACCATCGGCGCCACCTGCCGGAGGACCGCCTCGATCATGTCGCCGCCTTGGTTGCCCTCGGCCACCACTCGGTCGGCGTCCCAGCGATCGAAGGCCGCCGCCACCGCCTCCGCCCATGCGCTGGGCGAGGCCGCCGCCACCGTCGCGTCCTCCAGAACGACCGCCGACCAGCTTCTCGGCGGGCCCTGCATCACCACGCCGACCACCACGATCCCGGTCTCGTCGCCTCCGGTCGACACCGCCGGGTCGACGCCGACGATCACGCGGTCGAACTTCGGCAGCCGCTCGCAACGCGCCGCCTCCAGCGCCTCCGTCGTCCAGAACGCCCCCTCGACATCCTCCAGAAGAACCCCTTCGAGCTCCTGTCGTCCCAGCCGCGTTCCCGCATAGCGTTCGCGCACCTCCTGCAGAAACCCCGCGGCGAGGTTCGCACGGTTCGCCTCGGTCGGCGCATGGGTCACCACCGTGGACCGCCGCCCGAGGATGTCGCGCAGAACCTCCACGTTCTTAGGCGTCGTCGTCACCACGGCCCGCGGATCGTTGCCCACCCGCAGACAGAACTGTAGCATATCCCAGGCGTCCTGCCCGTTCTTCCACTTCGCAAGCTCGTCCGCCCAGGCCGCATCGAACTGCGGCCCCCGCAGCGCCCCCGGGTCGGAGGCCGAGTAGGCCACCGCCTCCGCCCCGTTCGGCCAGACCAGCTTGCGTTGTCCCGCGATCCAGCGCGGCCGCCGGTCGGGGGGCGAGCAGGCTAGGAGTCCGCTCTCCCCCTCCACCATCACGTCGCGCACCTGATCATAGGTCTCGCCGACCAGCGCCACGCGCTGGCACGCACCCCGTTGCAACGGCCGCGACCCCTCTACCCGCGACCGCACCCATTCCGAACCGGCCCGCGTCTTTCCAGCGCCCCGGCCGCCCAGGATCACCCAAGACCGCCAAGTGCCTTCCGGCGGCAGCTGGTGCTCGAGCGCCCAGAACTCGAACAGGTAGGGAAGGGCGCAAAGCGCGCCCTTCCCGAGCCCGTCCAGGAACGCCCTACGCGTCTCCGCGTCCAAGGATGCGATCGAGGCGGCGCCCGACTTCAGCTCGCGCGGCCTCGAGGTCGAGGCCGTCTCCCCCCCGTTCCCGTCGCAACGCATCGCAAATCCTTTCCATCTGATCCTGCGCCTGCAGCGACGCCTTCACCGTCGCCATCACGCCGCCGGCCACCTCGGCGGGCTTGCCGCCCGCCTCCAACTGCTTCGACAACTCGTCGAGCGCGCTGCCCGCGCGCCTCACGCGGCCCAACGCCTCTTCCAACGCCGCGACCGCTTCCGCCATCACGGGCGGTTCCACCCCAACCGTATCCGTCATACCCAAGCCTCGTGCAGGTTTCCCCTTGGTCCGCACGTGTCCCGAAATGCGAAGCGGCGGCCGGGTTTCCCCTGACCGCCGCGCCCATTTCTTCCAGCTTGCCCAAGTTGTGTTTTCGAGCGTTCGCCCGATCAACCCCCTTTCTGCACCGAACCGAACTTTCCTCTCATGTCACTGTTCCCATGCAGAGTTTGCGAGGGGCCAGCCCCTCGCGCTCCCCGGGATACTTGGGGAAGGAAGAAAGCTATATTCGACTCATTTAGGTCTTGTCATCGCACGACACCGTTGCCCGCCCACGAAAATCGTCTCGAAGACGGGCTCGGCGACCGATTCTTCGCGCGTTCCACTCAAATCGCGAGGGTTCGGTCTTGGCCCATGCCTCGTCAGTTATCCGTCCAAGCGCGCTCCCAACGGCAACCTCGTGCTTCAGGGCGACGGTCAGGAGCCCATCAGCCTGCTTGACGATGAAACCGGCCATGGCTCGCCCAAGAAAAACCGGGAAGACCGTGCGCCGCGACAAGAACTTCGCGTTCATCAACGCTTAACTCCTGCCGGAAGGTTGTTCATCTTAACGAGACGTTTCCAATCCTTCTCAAATCATCGCCATCCCGCCGTTCACATGGAGGACGGTCCCCGTAACGTAGGCCGCCTCCGGCGACGCGAGGTAAAGCACGGCCGCGGCGATCTCGTCGGGCGTGCCCATGCGGCCTGCGGGAATCTGCGCATCGATCTTTGCCTTCTGATCCTGCGAGAGCTTCTCCGTCATCGCCGTCGCGATGAAGCCCGGCGCGACCGCGTTCACCGTGATCCCTCGTGAGGCGACCTCGTAGGCCAGCGACTTCGACATGCCTACGAGGCCGGCCTTGGAGGCCGCATAGTTGCCCTGGCCGGGATTGCCCGTCGCGCCGACGATGGAGGAGACGTTCACGATCCGACCCCAACGCGCCTTCATCATGCCGCGTAGAACTCCCTTCGAGAGCCTGAACGCCGCCGTAAGGTTGACGTCGATCACCGATCGCCACTCCTCGTCGGACATGCGCATGAACAGGTTGTCCCGCGTGATCCCGGCGTTGTTCACAAGGATATCCACAGACCCCATCGCCTCCGTCGCCCGCTTGGGCAAGGCGTTGACCGCATCCGCATCGGAAAGGTCGCAGGGAAGCACATGCGTCCGGTCGCCCAGCTCGGCCGCCAACGCCTCGAGGGGGGCTTCGCGCGTCCCCGACAAGCCGACCGTCGCCCCCGCGCCATGGAGGGTCCGGGCCACGGCCGCGCCTATGCCGCCGGACGCACCCGTGATCAGCGCCGCCTTCCCCGTCAGATCAAACATCGGTTCCGCCTTCCTCAAGTACCTTGATGGCCGCGTCGACCTCCTCGGGACCGCCGAC